ATCGTAATGCCGGTGCATCCAGGAACCACAATTCTTGCAGAATCTCTTTCTCACTTCATCGTTGATGATGGCCAGAAGTACGGCTATCACAACGGTTATCGTTATGTATATTATCTTCATCGGTAATGGCTCATTTTTCTGATTTCGGGCTTTCCTTTTATTCCCTTGAAGTGTTGGCATTTCCGGGGAACGCCTGCAACGTCCTTTGTGGGAAGGTTTCGGCAAGCGACAATGATGGGGTTGTTGTCCCATTGTATAAGTGCGCCAACCTTGCAATTGACGCACCGGACCATTTCTTCTACTACTTTCTTTGCCATTTAGTAATCCTCCATGTAACTCTTTATCTCTCGCATGAAATCATCAAGGGAACGGACGATGACGTATTTCGCACCGATTTCCTCAAACATCTTTTGATATTCTTTCTGATGCTCCGATTGTCTTCCTTTCTCCGTTTTCAACTCTATTCCCATGAAAGGATAGAAGTTGTTGGGGTGGAGAAGTATCAAGTCCGGAAATCCTGCTCGGACACCCATTGCCTTGAAACGTGCGCCCTCTCGAATATTCCTTTTGCCTCCATTCGGTGATGAATGAAGCCTTAGTTTTAAAGACGGATACTGGTAGTCAAACCAAGTAACACACTGCTGTTGCATCGTTTCCTCTATGTGTCTCATAAATACTTGAATTTATATCCCTTTAAAGAGTTGTAATGTGGTACTCCGTGTAATATCCTCATTACTGTTCTTCTGTCAAAATGATTTTCTCTACACTTTTCTCGAATAGACTGATATTGTTTTTCAACCCCATCCTTTACCATTGCTACGGCTTTCTTAAATCCATTATCACATGGTTTTTCTAACCCCAATAGATATGCATGTTTCATGTTTTCACTTTGAGTAACATATTCAAGATTGGATAATCGATTGTCGGATTTGACTCCGTTTATATGATTAACTTGCAACTTAGATTTGCCAATAAAAGTTTCTAAAACAAGCCGGTGAACTTTGTATCTTTTGAGCGTCCCATTTAAATATAGGGATACTTGTCTATATCCGGCTGCTGTATCTTGTTTTATAATCAAATCTCGACATTTGCCATTTTTGTCTAAAAGGCTTTTGACTTGTCCTAAGTTGCTGATTTTATAATGACCTTCATATCCGGGTATATCTTTCCAAATTTCATCGCTCATAGCACATCGAGAAGTTTTTGTTCCTTTATTTCTTTCAGCTTTGGACTCATGTCTGCGATTCCTAGCATGTAATCCTTCGCAATCTTGTTGGCTTCTGTCATGTCCTTGGCGCAAAGCAATACCGGATAGACCAGTTCCTTTTCACCTCCATCGTCTGTTGTGAAGATGGAAATGATTACCGCCTTGAAGAAAGGTTTCTCTTCTTCCTTGTCGTTCACAATCTCACGGATGCTCGACTTGGTGATGTGGGTCACTTCACATTCTCCGTTGTAAAGCTCCATCAGCTTGTATTCGGCACTTGCGAAGAGTTCTTCATTACCGATAATGTAATGCTCGGTAAAAGTCTTTTCCTTGCCTTTTTCGTTGGTCTTCTTGACCTTTATCTTTCCCTCGAAAAACATATTCCTTTCTGTTTAAATAACTTCTTCTTCAATAATCTGCTCTCACGTCCCTTGTTCCTTTCCTTCGGATGCCTGGATTCTTTCGTGGAATCATCAAGGTAGGTGAGCAAGTCCATCAGTTTCTTGGCATCCGAATTGGATAGGTTCAAGGTGATCATACTTAAAATGGCAATGGATCTTCGAATTCATCGGTAGGCAATGACATGTCCTGAACATTGGCTACACGGCTTTCTGACTTTAAAGGAGAAGAGTTGCCAAGAATAGGTTCAGCTTTCTTTTTTTCTTCGGTGTGGCTTTCGTTCCATGCCTTGCTGTGCGACTGCTTCACCAAGTGGGTGTCACCGTATTGTCCGACCTCCTTTCTTTCGAAGTGGGCAAGAGACAAGGTTACTTTCTGTACCTTCAAGTTCTCGTCCACCTTCTGATAAAGGTCTGCATCGTCTATCGGGATGATGATGCACACTTTTTTTGATTCACGGCCTTGTATGCCTCTTACAAATGCTCCCTTCAATTTGAGAAGGTCTACATTGGTGCTAAAATCGTTCTTTTCCATTATGTTATTTGTTTAGAATGTTACTGATAATCTTTTCCGCTTCATAGATTCGATATTCAATCTCCTTTTGTACTTCTTCATCGGCTGTAATCCTTACGATGTGTAGGGGGTGTTTCAAGAACGGGCAGAAGCAAACGAAATCCGCTTCTGAATACCCTGTTACCATAAGCTGGGCTTGTATTTGATAGAAATACCTCGGCTCAACTGACAGGAGTGATCCGTTACTGTTGATCTCAGCCTTGTACTCAATGAAGGTTTTCGGTAGTGGGCTTTTCACTTCAACTACGATCGGCCATCCGTCATCTTGTGAAAGTCTGTCAGGTGAAGCCGAAAAGTTAGGTATTAAAGGATGATCTAGCCTTGTGGTTTCCATACAAAGCCTTCCGGTTGTCCTTTCGTATTCCTCAATGGCTATCGGTTCGTTTTCATGACCCCATTGAAGGTGCTTATTGTTTACCGATACTTGATGTTGGTAGATTTCCCAAAGAGTGTCATCATCCTTGTATACTTGGATTAGATCCCTTTGTGAGGCTACATCGTATATATAGGAAAGAGCTTTCTGAGAAAACAGAACGTCCTTATTACGCCCTTTACCCATAAGGTCGCCAATGGCCGAAGCATTCCATTTACCCAAACGGTCTTTCAGCCATTGGTCGGTATTCTGTAATGTGTCACTCATTGAACAATTTTCCTGTTTCTTCGTCTACTTTCTGTTGGTTTGCTTTCAACGCTTTACGGATGGCGTTCTGCTTGGGTGAAGATGGTTTCACTTCCTCGAAAGGCACGTCCTGGATGTCGTATGCTTCTTCAGTAGTCATCAGTCCCATCGAGATTTCCGGACAATAGACACGCTGCCAAAATGCCGCTGCTCTGTATCTTAGCATCTGACCGGGCATTGTCTTCCATTTGCTTCCGTTCTTGGTTGACCACCCTTCGTCTTTAGCCATCTTAAGGGTAATCCAATCTCCATAAAGAGGGTCTTTATGTTCCTTGTCGTGGATTTCGTATGCGATGCAACGGCATCCGTAATCATCCGTTCCTTCCTGTCCCTTGAATTCGTACCGGAGAGGAGAGAACTTCTTGCTTGCATTGATGCAAGCGATAAGGAACTTGCTGCTGAATGACGGTTGTCCGTGGACTACGCAAAGGTTCTGAAAGACCATAAGCGGATTGGCTCCCATTCGTCTGGCCATGTCTATACCAATAATGCAATTCCCGATATTGCCTGAAAATTGGGGTGGAACTATAGTACTTGTTGAGTACATTTTTGCCATTCTTTGCGAAAGTTCAAATTCTTTCCACGCTTGACCGGTGGGTGACATGAGGAACTCTTTACTTTCTACAGGGATAATGTTCACTTGTTCCTGAATTGTAATTTCTTGTTCTTTCATATTATTTCATTCTTATTGTTTTCCATATCTACATTGTTTAGGGTTAAATACTAGCGATGAATTCATCCTTTGAAGCAAACAGTCTGTATTCAAGTCTACATGTACCTGCTTCATCGAAATAAAACACTTCAGTTTTGTCTCCACTGACGGTACAGCTGATGCGGTCTACAACAAAATCTTCCAACTTGTATGTAGATGGGTTGAAATACAATAGGCTATCGCCTACATTGAACTTGGTCTTGATGTTAATTTTCATAATGATGTTTTTATAGGGTTAATGATTAGAATAAACTTCTCATGGTGTGTATTTGCTCTTTGCCGATAATGAAGTCACAAATAAAATTACGGGCATAATCGGGACTGATAAGGCTACGTTCTTCGCTGCATAATCCTGCGTATGCCCCATGTTTGCAATTATTAATCTTTTTTTGTTTTTTATCTTTCTGTATACTATAACCTACCGTTGGAGTACTATTCACATACCAATATGCAGTTGGCTTTATAAAATAGTCTCCACGTAGCATTCTATTCTTATCTATAAGAGATGGCTTCATTACAAAGGTTTGAAGATATGTATTACCCCATGGATTCTCCATAATAAGCCTCAGCCCTCTCTGTTTAGCTACGGTCAACATCTTAATTGCAAGCCCATAGAAGTATGTCCTATTATTTAACCTCTCAAGTATTTTGTCACTTTTCTCTTTGTCGTCTAAACTTCGATAGTTAATATCGTTCCACGAGAATTGCGTCATGCTCGCCTGACAAAAGTATATACAAGGGAAGAAAGCCATTATCAAATCATCCTTTGTCATTTTGTCAAAGATTGATTCTTGCCCCCCCTCATACGCTTTTTCTATCTCCGAAAAGATGTCTATTTGATAGTCCGTTTCCCCAAAATTGTTCTGAATGTCATAATCGTAGGCTTCATATCCTAGCTTCTTGAATTCATTCTTGAAGGTGCCGGATTGCTCAAACAGACAATGTACTTTACCTTTAATATCCATATTATCCAAACTTGTAATTCAAATAGTCCGCTTCATCACGGAATCCGTGTTCGTTCCACTGATTGTACGATTCTGAACCTCTGTCACCGATGTTCAATAGAAGCCATTCCGCTATGTTGTCAAGGAATGTCCCCTTTATCGGGTTTTGAACCTCGATCGAGTCATTGTTTTCTGACAATGAGTATTTCACGATGCAGTTTCCATAAGGGAAGCTGCCTGATGCTTCGATGGAATCACCTATCTTCCAAAGAAGCTTGCTGAGTAATTTATATAAGGTATTCATAATCGAACCAAAGAAAACCGCCCACATGGACATGGGCGGAATTCAATCTAATGTGTGAAGTAAAATCAGAACTCCCGGTGGTTTCGTCTGCGGTGGATCATTGAGAAGCGTACTCCGTTAGACCTTCCGGGGAATGACAAGATTCCCAGTAGGAATGTGCCGTATAGGGTGGAAGCCCCATGTGATTAAATTTTAAGAATAACTTGATAACCGATAAAGAGGAACCTTTCACCTCACGACCTACTAGATACCTTTCGGAAGGGCTTTTGATTAATTACATTAACTATTATATAGGGCTTCCTTGTGATTGGAAGCGGACTCGAACCGCTATCATCTGCTTAGGAGGCAGAAGCTTTGTCCTGTTAAGCTATCCAACCATTTACCGCTCCAACACGTGAAGCGGTCTCGCTCGAACATTAATAAAACGTAACAGATTATGACCCTCACGGGCGTATATATTAAAATTAGATATGAAAATGAATTCCATAACAAAAGGTACATCCAAGGCATAAATACCTATTGAAAACACCATTTATCACATTCAACGAAACAGTTGCTAATACCAACCTTGGAATGTACCTTGACGCTGTTCATCTTCTCACGAACGGAACAGCGGAGATTGTAATTCAAAAACTAGAAAATAGATCCCATCAAAGGCGCAATCCTTTACTAGCCGGAATTCTGAGCTTTGGCTAC